CGGCGGCGGCCACTCTGCGCGCGGCACTGCCGGCGACGGTGGCCACGGTGCTGGCTTTCTCCGCCACCGTGGCCCGGACGGTGGCGATAGCACTAGCGAGCTTCAGTGCGTTGAATATCTTGGTCAGCCCTGCCGACACGGCAACGATCGTGTTGTATCCCGTGAGCGCCACGTTGTACGCAACCCAGGCTGCCACGAGTGCCGTGATCACCTGCGGCGGAAGGGCCGCGATCAGCGAGGCAAGCGCCTGTGCGATAGCCAGTGTGATCGGCGCCAGCGGGGCCACGGCCGTGGCCACCTGGAGAGCCGCGCCGGCAATCTGCGCGAGCGCCGTGAATGCCCCCGGGCCCTGTGCGCGGATGCTGTCGAGCAGATCCGTCAACCCCCCGCCCGAGCCGAACTCAGCCAGCTTTGCGCTGCCCTCCGCGAGCAGATGCAGGAAGCCCTGCCCGTCGGACACCACGTTCCCGAACAGGGCACCGAGGAAGGTTGCGAGGTTGCTGACGATGGTGGTCAGGCTGGCGATCGCTGGCTTCGCGTTGGACGTGAGGAACGCGACGAATCGCTTGATCCCTCCGCCTGCCGCGAACTTCTCCAGCGCCGTCAGTGCCTTACTGACGACCTTCCGGCCGATGTCGAACAATGGCTGTAGCTCAAGCACGGCCTTGCCGAGTAGCCGGTACCCGCGGGCCAGGATCTTGAATGTGGCCGGCTTGTTCTGGTCGATGAAGTCCTGACCGTCGGACTTCAGTTGCATGTATGCCTCGGTCGCTTCGCGCTGCGCCGGGGGCAGGAGGTTCAGCTGCGCCTGTAGCTGCAATTGAGCGGCGGCCTGCTTCTTGAGCATACCCGTGTTGTCTTGGCCGTGCCGCTTCATGATCGCGGCCTGCTCGCTGTAGAGCTTGCTCTTATCGGCAAGATCCTGCAGCTTGGTCGCAGACTCGGCGACCTCGGTCTGCGTCTTGGCCAGCACGGCACCGAACACGCCGAGAGGTGCTGCAGCGCTGGCCGCCGCCACCCCCGCGCCTATGGCGCCGATGGCCAGGGCCGCCAGCGCGGGCACGGCATTGGGGGCCACGAGCGCCTTAGTCGCCGAGGTCAGCCGCGCGGACGCTTTGGCCATGCCCTCAGACTGCTTTTCGAAGCGCTTCATCGCGGCCCCTGCAAGGCTAGTCGACTTGACTAGATCCTTGACGTCGCCGAGAAACTTGATCTTTACGCTACGCTCGCCGGCCACCTGTCAGCTCCCCTTTCCGAATGCCCGGATGATCCGGTCCGCCGCGGCGCGCCACTCCCGTGCTGTGGCCGTAGCCTCTCTCTCGATCGTCGGGAAGAACCAGATCCCGGCGCGTCCCGTGTGGAGCCGGGGAAACTGCCGATACTGCATCGAACCGAACTCGGCGCCGAACAATAGCTTCCAAGCAGGCGCCTTACGTGACCCTAGGCGGCGCACGCCTCCGGCGACGACAGCCGGCACCCTGTCGCGGACGGCCCGGACCGTCTTGGCCACGAGTGCCGCCTGCTGGCCCTCGGCGACGCCTGCCGCCTGCGCGCTCAGGGCCAGCTTCCGGGACAGCTCCAGTGACGTTTCACGCAGCTCTTTGGACGCATCCTTGGGCAGCGCCCGGAAGGCCGCGAGGGTCTCCCGGACACCGTCAATCCGGACGCCGACCGTGAGCTGAGACTTAGCCACTGGTCACCCTTCCGTCGTTGCGCCCCTTGGGACGCGCCCTGTCCTGTTGCTCGCGCTCCTTACCGAGTGCGTCTAGCGCGGTCATCAGGTCTCGTTCATCCTCCGCCCACCACACGGACGGCGCGACACCGGATTCGATCGCGAGCAGTACTACCGCCCGGCTCAGGCTTCCGGGCGGGTAGACAAAGGGTCACGGGCCTCAACTTCATCGTCGAGCCCCTGAGCGGCCAGCGCGGCAGTCTCCGCCTGCAGAGGCGTCAGGCCATCGAACTCAGCGAGCAGGCGATCGCGCACCTCAGCATATTCGGGCGTCAGTTCACGCAGTTCGTTGCCGCGAGGGTCGATCATCTCGATGTCGTACGCGTCCACGAACTGGTCAACAGTCATGGCGACCGGCACCATGCCCTGTCGCCTGCAGGCGGAATACGCAAGTTCGAACAGCACCGTTGCGGACATACTGGCGGGATCGCTGAGCATTCCCAGTGAGCGGTTCCTGTGCAGCTTTTCCCACAAGCGGGTGTCGCGCATACCGGCGCCGACTTCGAACGTGTCGCCGTCGTCCGGTTCGACCCTGAAACGGAATGCCTCGGACATCTCTGGTTCTCTCCCCTATCTCGGTGTTGCTGTCGTGCCGTGCTGGTCAGCTCGACGCGTCGTCGTCCCGGGTGTACGTCGGTGTTCCGATGATGACCAGGGTGACCTCGGTCATCTCGGTCTCTCGCGCCTCGCCTCCGACGTTCGGCGCCTTGACCTTCAGGTCACCGGTCCACGTGACGTGCTCCGCCGGGATGTCCGGGTGGTGGTCGAGACGGAACGCGACCGTCTCGCCGTCGTGCTGCACCAGGTAGTCGGAGAATCCGTCCGATCGCCAGTCGGCATACGCCGTGATGTCGAGCGTGTAATCCGGATCAGTCTCCTCGGTGTCCTCGCCGGTTGGGCACAGCGAATAGATCTTGTCGCCGTCCTCCGTGTTGTTGTTGAGGGACCAGCTCTGCACCTGACACTCGAATGCGACGTCGGTCGGATCGGTGCCGAGCGAGAACTCGATCAGGGTCATCTTGCGCTTATGAATGGCCATGGTTGATCTTCCTTCAGAGCGTCGTCTCGGCAGTGATCACGTAGCACGGCAGGTCGCTGCCTCCCGTTGGGAAGGCGCCCGGAACAACCGGACTCAGCACGGTGGTCGCGGCGCCCACCTCGCCGAGGGCGACCAGAACCGACGGCAACCGCTCAAGCAGCCGTTCGACGGCCCGCTCACCTACGGCCTCGCAGAGAAACACGGAATACGTGATCCCGGTCGGCTCGTCCGGTTCACACATGCCCTCGAATAGGAACGTGGGCGGACCGACGATGGCCTGCCCGCCCTCCACGCTGGCGCCGAGGTCGACGACCAGCTTGACATCGGTCGTTGCGAGCGCCGCCTCAAGCTCTCCGGTAAGGGCGAGCCATCGATCGGACAACACGCTCATGCCGTCACCGGTGGCGAGTAGCGCCCGATCTGCAACATGCGTTCGATGTCCGGGTCGAATGACGGGACTCGCGACGAACCCAGCTCGCCGGCCGTGATGAGCGCGTCGGGTGACCGCCGCCGGGTCTTCCAGCGGATCGCCAGCCTGATCGCACCCAGCACCATCTCGGCGGGCGGACGGGGCAGCGTGCTGCCCGAGTCGTCAGCGAAATCGAACATCCCGTCGTGACGGCCCTCAACGAACGAGATGGCCGCGGCCAGCTGCGTCGTGTGGTCGTCGTCGTCGCGCACGTCGGTGTCCGGGATGCGCTGATCCTGCTTGAGCATCGCGAGCGTCGGTGGCCACTCCAGCGGGATCGCTGCCACGGTGCACCCCTTCCCCTAAGTGAGGTACCGGTGGCCGCCCCCTAGGGGAAGGAGCGGCCACCGGTACCGGCTCGGTCAGCTTTCCTCGGTGATCTCGACGCGCTTCACGGAGGCGGTGCCGTAGCGGATGAGTACGGCGGTGTATGCCCAGATGCCCATCTTGATCGACTCGGGCCCGAGCGGCTGCTCGTACCGGAAACGCATCATGCTCGACTCGAACAGCAGCACGTCCTGCCCGCGGACGGCGGCGAACCGGTCGTCCAGCGCGATGCCGTCGGTCGGCGCGAGCGACAACCCGCGGAAGCGGCCACCGTCAAGCGATCCCACGTCGGCGCCACCGATGACGTTGCTGGGAGACTCGCCCGCGCCGGTCACCAGCGGACGGCCGGTCGTGTCGCGCAGGTCGATGAAGTCACCCCACCGGTTGACCGACATCGCCAGGATGTTGGCCGGCAACTTGCGGGCGTTGCGCACCGCGATCGCCGCCTTGACTGCCACCCGGTTGTAGTGCGACGGGTCCGTGACTTCGGTGTCCGAAGTCGCCGGGAGCGCCGTCCCCACGGCGATGATCGCGGCGCCTACCTTCTTCTCGACCTTGAGGTTGTAGGCCGCGATGAGGTCGCCGTAGATCAGCTGGTCGATCGAGGGGGATGCCATGTCGAGCATCTGACGGGACACGACCTGAATGCCCGAGGTCGGCTTGGGCGTGACCGTGTCAACGTCCGAGTCCCACGCGTCGTCGTCCTCAACCGGGTCGTTCTCGGCCGCCTGCTCGGTGACCTCGGTGTCCGCGCCGGCCGTCTGCTTGGGCAGCGTCAGCGGACGGGGGTCGTTACCGAGCGGGACGTTGCGCACGAGGTTCGCCAGTACACGGCCCTGACGGGCCAGCTCGGCGAACTCCTCGATCAGCCACTTCGGCGCGACGACACCAACGCCATCGGTGCCAGTGTCGAGCGCGCGAGAGTGCTCGGCCAGCCGGCGCGCAGCCTGCTCGTCGCCACGCTCACGGGCGCGGTAGAGGTCCGCGAAGAACGAGCCCGTGCCGCCCTCTTTGACCGACCGGTAGTGACCGGGGTCGCGCTCCTGGGCGGTTCCCCCACCGACCTTGCGCACCTGGTCGTCGCCGGCACCCGGCTTGCCCTGATTGCCCGAGCCGTCCGAACCGTGAACGGCGGCGGACACCCGGGCCTGCATGTCACGGACGCTGGCGGTGCGCAGCTCGGACTCACTCAGCATCTCGATCTCGGTGAACAGCTTGTCGCCAGTCACCTTCATCTCGGTGATCGAGCGCAGCTCGTCCTCGGTCAGGCCTCGCTTGGCCTCGGCCGCGGTGTCCTGCAGCGAGCGGATGCTCTGCTGCAGGCTCTCGTACTCGGACCGCTTGGTGGTCAGGTACACGTTCTCCATGACGGGCACGGTTCCTCCCTCGGAATCGCCCTTGCTTCGGGGTCGCTTCCGGGGGTGCGGCTTGGGGGTGCCTGCCGTAGCAGGGGTGCCCGACCGGGTGCCCGCTCTCGCGTTACGTTGCGAGCATAGCCGACCATGGTGCTAGACGACCTACTAGGTCACCTCGATGGCCCGCCCTGCTCGTAGGGCGACGGGTCCGGGAAGGCGCGCCGGATCACCTTACCGACCGCGTGGTACTTGAATGAGCTGTCGGTCGTCGACAGAAACGGCCCGGACGATGGGGACGGCTCGGGGCCGTAGACCTTGATCTCGCCCGTGAGCTCGCCACCGAGATGATGCACGTTGCCGAGGATCGACCGCGGGGCCACCATCTTGCCGGCCGCGTGCCGCTCGATATAAGCCAGCGTCCGCGACAGCTGATCACGGGTCATGGTCATCGGACTATGCGTCTCATAGCTGAGAGCGTCCGGCATCCCGGCATCGGTCAACAGGCGTGCCGTCCGGTCGAGCACTTTCGTATAGTGGCTGCTCGGATTGATCCTGGCACGCCGGCGCGCCAGCTCGACCAAACTCCCCCGGTGCAACGGGGGCGGCTCGGGACCGGTCAGCTGAGTCACGAAGAAGTCATCGTTGAACAGGACGAACCGGTCAATGTCGGCGCGGGCGGCAATCTCCTGCAGGATCAGCAGCGCGTTCTGCCGCTTCCACCGCAGCGGGTCGCGCTGCGGAACGAACACGTGCCGAGCCGCGGCGGACACGAACGAGGGCCGGTGACCGAACAGCCACACGCGTTCGTGCGGCATGTTCCGGTGCACCGACCGCAGCGAGTACCTCAGCTCGGGGTTCTCGTTACCGGGTCTGACCAGGTAAACGATGTCGGTCACGGTGCGTTTCCCTCGTCCGGCTCATCCCCCCCCGAGGGCGGGGGCGGGCCCTCGGGGTCATCGATCGGCCCTGGTGGCGGCGGGTCGCCCGACTCGTCCTCGGGGATCTCAGGCTCGGTCATGACGGCAACCTCAATGGGGGGAGATCCGGCAGGGTGAACGCCTGCGCAGCGACGGCGCGCTGCGCGGCACGCAGCTCGGCGAGCTCGTCACAGCACGTACAACCGTGCCGCGCAGCAACCGCGGGGTCGATGTGCGCGGCAGACCGCACGCCGGCCAACTCCGCCAGTTCTCCATATGCGCCCTCCATCACCGTCGCAATCTCAAAGAGATCCGCAGCCGTACGCCGTACGCCCCCCGCGGGGGTGCGCTGGTTACCGTGCGGACGCTCCCGGAAGCCGATCGAA